TCTGTTTTCAATAGAGTCTACTTTATTGTTAGGAAAATGAGTTCCTCCATCATTTGTATTAAGAGAAAAAACAGCCGCTTTGTGTTTATAATCATAATCTATGTGTTTTTCATTAATATGAAGTTTATCAGTTTTAGGATAACAATTAATTTTAATTCTAATTAATGATTTTATTTTTAATTTATCCCAAAACATATCTTTAATAATTTCATAAAATGAACTGTTGGCATTATGGTGATAAGGTATATGTACAAAATATAATGTATTATCTACTGTTGAGTGTTTTGAGTTTATAACAGATTCATAATACCAGGGAAAAGATTTTCCCATAATAGTTTGTTGTAATTCTTGAAAAGATTTTTTATCTAAAAAATTATCTATAACTTTATTCATTATTATTTAATGTCTAATTGATAATTAGGTTTTCCAGAAATATCTTTTACAATAAAGGTTCCTTTGACATGAGCATTAAAAGCTAAAGAATATCTAGTCTCATCACTTAAATTAGTATTTACTGTATGCTCTATTTTTGAGGGGAATAAAACTATTGTTCCTTCTTGAGGATTTACATTAAACGCTTGCCCCTGGGTAGCAGTAGCTTCATCATACTCTATCCAAATATCTGGATAAAATAAATTATGATTAATTTGATAACCTTTTTGAAATTGAATACCACCCATATTAGGTGTTCTTTCAAAATAATAAACTCCACTAATCATACTATTAACATGACTATGTGTTGTTGATCCTTCCTGTGGTTTAAATTTATTAACCCAAGAATCTGTCAAATAAAATTTAATTTTATTATTAACTTTTAAATAATCTTTTGTAAAAACATCAATATGATTTTGTATGTGAGATTTTAAATCTTTCATTTTATTTAATATTCTTTTATCCTTAGATATATCAAATTGTTTGTTAGTAGCTCTTTCAAAGTCTATCTTTTTAATAAAATCTAAATAAGATTTTTTAACAGGTGTTTGACTTATGTATATGGGCGTAGGCCATAAACTCAGGACATCGTAATTTTTTTCTTTCATATGTTGTTTTATACTATAACCTATTTATAATAGAAAGCAATGAGTATTGTACAACGATTTTCTAAACTTCTATCAAATGTTGAATATCCTGATGTTATTAAAAGCTGGAATATTGCAGGGACTTTATCAAACTCTAATGAACATTTAAAATTTGATGTTAGAGATATGTTTAAATTAAACAATGGAGATTTAGGCAAAAAAGTTAAACTAACTGAACGCGTAGATAAAATTGTTTTTGAAACAAAAAACAAATGGTTAATATTAGATCAAAAAGAATTTAATATTTATTTAAAAAAACAAAAACAAAACGTAGTTTACTTAGATAATTTAATAAAAAATTTAGATTGGACTAAAATTATTTTGAAGGAATAATAAGTTGTTTTAATCTAGTATCAGTAGCACTTAAAGTACCAGTAATAAAAGTATTGAAAGCCAAACTAATACGAGTGTTGTCGTGTTTTTTAGTAGGAACAGAATGAGTTAAAGAAGAGGGAAATAAAATTATATTATTACTTTTTACTGAGAAAGTATAAAACTCACAATTATAGTTATTAAACTCATCAATCTCAGGCATCAAAGCTTGATATGTAGACTTATGAAATCTTATACAATCTACTCCTGGCACAGCATCAAAATAAAATACACCAGATAAAAAAGAATTAGGGTGAAAATGTTTGTGATGATATTGTTTATTACTAGTGTAGTTTAACCAAGACTGAGTAATATAGGGTTTAATATTATCTTTAGTTGAAATAACAATTTTAAAATAATCCTCAACAAACTTAGTCATATCATTCTTTAATTTTTTAAAGGCAGGCTTGTTTAGAATATAGTTATCTTCACTATAAATATTTCCTGAGTTTAACATAGTCTTTTGAGATGTAGCAAAGTCTATTTCTTTTTTTGTTAGTTTTCTATTTAAGGTATTTAAGTAAACACCTTCAGGAAAAATAGGAATTATTTGAGCTACTTCCATCTTTGACTCTCATCTTCATTATAATTAAAAGCTATACTGTATCGTGGTTTTTTATTTAAACTAGCTTTGGTGCCATGTTTTAGTAATGGCGAAAACAAAATTAACTTACCTTTTTTAGGTGCTATAGAAATATCTAGTTCTCTAAAATATAATTCTTGATCTGAGTCTTGTAGATATAAAACTCCTGAAATTATACAACCATAATGATGATGTTCTCTAATTCTATCATTGTAGCCTACCTTAGTTCCCCAAGCATCTCTTAAGTAACAACTAGTTAAAGAAATGTGTTCATCTAAATAATTAGTGCCTGTCTTAACAAGACTTAAAAAATATTTATCCTTAACAAAATAATCCCAAGAAGTCATTTTTCCTTTTACGTGTGTAACGTAATTATAATTAGAGTTACTATTTATACCTTCTTCTATTGCTTTAATAAGATACGAAGAATTAATTTTTAATTCTAATTCAATTAAAAATGTATCTTTTTTTATTGGCCTTTCTACGTGCTTTATCAATTTCATCGAGCTTGTATTTATCATAAAATTAATATAAACACAATACTCAGAATGACCCATACAGAACTAAATATACCTTTTGGCGAACCGGTTATAAGATACAACGATTTAGATATTGATAATAAATCTTTAACAAAAGATTTAAAAAAAATTGCATTAAAAGAAACAGGAGGAAGTGAGGGAACTTACATTTCTCAAGACATGAATATTTTTAAATATTTAAAGAATGGTAAAAATATAGAAAATACTTTTTTGGTTCGTATTAAAGACTCTGTAATTAAATTAGGTTATGATACAGATATTGCAATAGGCAACTGTTGGCTTACGATGACTAAGCCTAAAGTAACTTCTACACATTATCATAATCATAGTAATTATTGGTTAAGTGCTTGTTATTATCCTATGGGTACTAAAAAAGATAATTTTGGAATTGAATTTAAAAGACCTACTTTTTTACCTTTTGATATACCTAGATTAAAGTATGGTACTTTCAACACATTGACTTATCAAATGAAAGTTACTGCAGGAGATTTTATTGTTTTTCCATCTTATTTAGAACATAGAATTTTAGCTAATCACACAAATGTAGAAAGATATAGTATAGCTATGGTTATGAATCCAACTGGAATGATTGGCGTAAATGATAGCACTATTGATTACGGCTTAATATACAAAAAATGAAAAATTTAAAAAACTTTATTTCTGTTACGAAATCTATTCCAGATAAAGTCTGTGATGATTTATTAAAAGACATAAAAAAACAACAATGGCAAAAACATAAATGGTATGGAGGAGATCAAAACTATACTTCATTAGAAGAAGATGCTTTTGTTAAAAATGCTCTTCAAGAAGAACAAGATGTTTTAATGCCATTCATTCAAAAAACTTTATTTAATTATCAAAAAGATAGACAGTTTAAAGATACTAATGAACTTAGAGCTCCCTTCTGTGAAAAAATTTCTCCTATAAGATTTAACGAATATAGAAAAGATCAAACTATGGCCACGCACTATGATAATATTAAAGATTTATTTGATGGAGTTTATAAAGGCGTTCCTCAAATATCTATTGTTGGAGTATTAAATGACGAGTATAAAGGCGGTAAATTTTTGATAAGAGATGAAGAGATTAAATTAAAAAAAGGAGACATTCTTCTTTTCCCTTCTTGTTTTTTATATCCTCATACGGTTACTAAAGTTACTACTGAAAATCCAAGATATTCATTTGTTTGTTGGGCATTTTAATGTATACTAACCCATAAAAAATGGGGTGGAATTTAACCCGAAACTCTGTATAGTGACAGATTATGCTACAAAAGTTAGGGTTTTTACCTGGTTTCAATAAACAAGTTACATCTACCGGCGCTGAGTCACAGTGGACTGGCGGTGAAAATGTGCGTTTTAGATATGGTACACCTGAAAAAATAGGTGGTTGGAATCAATTAGGTGAAAGTAAATTAACCGGTGCAGCTAGAGGTTTGCATCACATGGTTAATAAAATAGGTATTAAATATTCTCTTATTGGCACTAATAGAATTTTATATGCTTACACAGGAGGAGTATATTACGATATACATCCTTTAACTAATCCATTAGGCACAGCTCTTACAAATGCTTTTAGCACGACTAACGGATCACCAACAGTAACTATTACTTTTTCATCAGCACATAATTTTGAAGCTGGTGATATAATTTTGTTTGGAGATACTTCTACATTTAGTGCTATTACAGGATCAAATTTTGGTGCCTCAGATTTTTGTGATAAAAAATTTATGGTGACTTCAACACCAACAGGAACCACGATAACTATTACAATGCCTGGAAATGAAGGGGGAGCGGGAGCAACCACTTCTGGAGGTATAACTTATTTTCAATACTACCATGTAGGACCACCAGACCAAGTTGGAGTTTTTGGTTATGGTATATCTCAATGGGGTGGTTCAGTTACTAACCCACAAACAACAACTTTAAATGGATCATTAAATGCTGACTCTGCCGGAACTGGCGGAACAGGAACTACAATTAATGTAGCAAGCACCACGGGTTTTCCAACCGCAGGCACAAATTTTATACAAGTAGACAATGAAGAAATTTCTTATACAGGTGTTACAGCCACTAGTTTTACAGGGATAACTAGAAATGTTCGAGGCACAACTAACGCTTCCCACAGTAACGGGGCTACTGTTACTAACTACAGTGGTTTTTCTGGATGGGGCTCAGCAGCAACATCTACAGATAAAGTAGCAGAACCTGGTATGTGGTCTATTGATAACTTAGGAAGCACAGCTATTGCTTTAATATTTAATGGTGAATGTTTTCAATGGAATTCAGATTTAACTAATGCTGTAACAACAAGAGCAACTATTATATCAGGTGCACCAACTGCATCTAGAGATATGTTAGTATCTACTCCTGATCGTCACTTAGTATTTTTTGGTACAGAAACAACTATTGGAGATAAATCTACTCAAGACGATATGTTTATTAGATTCTCATCTCAAGAAGATATTAATACTTATACACCTACAGCTGAGAATAGTGCTGGTACACAAAGACTGGCCGCCGGATCACGGATCATGGGTGCTAAGCTTGGTAGAAACGCACTTTATGTTTGGACGGACACAGCTTTATTTACTATGCGTTTTGTTGGAACCCCTTTTACATTTGCTTTTGAACAGGTTGGAACTAACTGTGGACTAATTGGTAAGAACGCAGCTGTTGAAGTTGATGGTGCTGCGTATTGGATGTCTGATAATGGTTTCTTTAGATACACTGGTAAGCTAGAATCTATGGACTGTTTAGTTGAAGATTATGTTTATGACAATTTAAATACAACATCTAATCAAATGGTTTACGCAGGTATCAATAACTTGTTTGGAGAAGTCACATGGTTTTATCCAGAAGCTAACTCTAATGTAAATACACAATCAGTTACTTATAGTTATCTAGACTCAACTGCTAAAAGACCTATATGGTTTGTAAACGCAAGTTCTTTATTTATTAGAACTACTTGGGTCGATTCTGCAGTATTTGGATTACCCCATGCAACTCAATATGATGCAGGTACAGATACATCTTTTGATGTAGTTGGTAACACTGAAGGTGTTTCGTATTACTATGAACATGAAACAGGTGTTAACCAAGTAAGACTAGGAGTAACCACAGCAATTGCTGCTAATATTACTTCTGGTGATTATGATATTACACAAAAAGTTATTAGAGGAGCTGCAACGAACTTAGGTGACCTTAGAGGTGATGGTGAAAATATTATGAGAGTTAGTAGAATTATACCAGACTTTATATCTCAAGCTGGTAATACTATTGTACAATTAGATTTAAGAAACTATCCTAGCGATACAGCAGCTAGCTCATCATTGGGTCCGTTTACTATATCATCAAGCACAACAAAAGTAGATACACGTGCAAGAGCTAGATCAATTGCTCTTACAATATCCAATACTGCAGTCGATACTAGTTGGAAACTAGGAACTTTTAGGTTAGATATACAAACTGGAGGAAGACGATAATGACAGAGCTAGAATTACTATTAGTTACTCAAGCAAGAAAAGCTAATCCAGATTTACATAGAAGAACTGATGGTGAAATTTTACAAATGTTTAGAGAAAATGAAATGCCTGATGGCCAGACAGATGATAGTGTAGAAAGTCAAGGTATTATGAGATTCAAACCTGAAAATACATCTGCAGACGCTGAGATGTTTCCTAAATACAGAATAAGAGATCAATTAAGAAAAGATTTTTCTATGAATGGTATACCAAAAGATTTTCTAGATGGTTTAGGAGAAACATATAGTAGACTTAGAGAATCTCCTGTGGGTAGAGGAATAGGTTCTCTTAGAAATTTTGCAACTGATATGAAAGACAAAGGAATAGATTTAGGTAAAATGGCTATATCAGGAATAGGTAATGCAATTATGCCTGGACTAGGTTTTGTATTATCATCGTTACCAAGAGATAATCCAATAAATAGTTTTAAAAGAAGTTTTACTGTTGGTGGTTCTAATATGCCTGTTGATCCTTATGGTTATTATGATGCTTTAAGAGCAGGTAATTTAAATCAAGATCCTTTTGGTAGAAACCCTGTTTCTGCTTTTGGTAATTACAAAGGAACACTAGCAAAAGATGCAAACTACATGGGAACAAATAAATTTAATTTAGCTAAAAAAGATTTTGCAGAAAGATTTTTTGATAAAAATGCACAAAATGCTGGTGGTGTTAAAATAGATAATACAGTTTATTCAGGAGCAGATTATCAAGGTGATACCGGTGGTGGTGGATATGGCGGTGGATTTGATGCTTCTACAGGTAACTATAACGACCCTTACTCGGATGATACAGAATAATGGCAAAGATAGTACAAACATTAACTAGAGCAAGCTCAGAGTATGAGGAAGATGTGGCACAGTCTTTAGTTAGGGATTTAGATGCAGTGTTAGAAAAACTTAACACTACATTTCAAGAAGAATTAAAACAGGAGATAGAAGCTAGAAGCTTCTTTTTATATTAATGGCAGTAGTAAATCAGTATAAATTTAAAGGAATAGATAATGATACATCTGGTAGTGCACTTACACCACTAGGATCTGGTATTCCTGCAGTTAATGAAACTATTGTTATTAAATCTATACTTGTTACATCAGCTGGTACACCTAGTGTAACT